TACTTCTAAAGCTTGATCCATAGAGTCTGCATGTACAAGATATGTTCTTGTGTAAGTCTCTTCAATCATGTACTTCATGTTGTTTCCTTAAAGGTGAGGGCTTCGATTTGGTCTTCGACTAGGTAGGACAGAAAGCCAGAAAACTTCCTACGTTGACATCCTCGATTGCTGGCTTAACAGCCCTCGTAAACTTACTCTGCTGCGTTCTCAGCTTCTGCTTCAGCCATGTCAATGTCGCCTGCTGTGTAAGCTTCAAACTTACGAGCAAACTTAATCACCATGTCGAGAGAAGATTCTTCCAAACCAAATGGCTTACCACCATGAGCTGCAATGAACATGTCTGTTGCACGAGCCAATGCGTTCTGACGAACGATGGCACGATCACCATGCAATGCAGGGATTGGGAACACCTTCTCTTTGTAGCCACTGCTGTAAGCTTTAGCTGGCGCTGCTGTGCTACTAGTAACACCTGTTGATGGAGCTGCTCCGCCTGCTCCTTTACGGATGATGTTCACGGCTTTAGTTTCCATGCCGTATGTACCTGTGTTGCCATCAAACTCTACCTCGTCACCAACAGATGCGTTGTGAGATTTGAAGCCACATTTGACCCAAGTGCCATTGACCTTCATAGAGAAGGTTGGCTTCAAGCCAAATTTAGTGTTTACATCTTTTGTAGAAACTGCTTCTACGATACCTGTCATCATTGTCATATCAAAGTTCTTTCATTTCAAACCAATTTATACCTACTGATGCACCTGCGTTGAGCTTCAGTGCCAGAGGCTTCTCAAAAATACTCTCAAAGTAAACGTGTGTGTTCTGTAATAGCTCAGTCATTCCTTTCACAAAATCGTCAGCAGCATCTAGCCTGACATCAAACATAAGAGAATCGTGAATGGTGTTAACCATCTTCACATCATCTCGCCCCTTCAACAACCGGAACATAACTCCCAACATCATTGGAACAATGTCACCTGTTGCTAAACCTTGCACTGGATAGTTCTTCAATTCAGTTGGACTGAAGTTGTAGGTCCGTGAAGACCATGTGCTATCGCTGTGATATTCCTTGAAGCAGAACTTACGTCCTGTCTCAGTGTTAAGGATGTACGTCTTAGTCTTCTCACGGAAACCATCGTCATCCAATTCGTATGTGCCTTTGCTTTCAACTTCAATAGCAAACTCTTTGTGCCACTTACCCACTGATGGATAGCGACCATAGAACACATCAACAAACTTCTTAGCTTCATCCATGCTACAACCTGCTTGCTTGCTAATAGCCTTAGCACCAGCACCGTAGATCAATTGGAATGTTCTAGCCTTGAATGGCTTGCGTTCTTCCTTGGTAGGGTAACGACCAAACATTCCTTTGTACAACTCAGAGTGGATGTCAGCACCACTAGAGATGTCGTGAATCAATTGCAAGTCACCAGTAACGTGAGCTAACGCAACAACTTCCAGTTGGTTAAAGTCCATCTCCACAATCACACCGTCCTTGTACCGTGAGGTAAAGATCTGTTTGATTGGGTTGTTAGAAATGTTTTGCAAGTTAGGATTGGTTGAAGACAAACGACCTGTAACAGTTGCTGTGTGATTCAACTTACCATGTATAAAGTGTTGACCACCATTATCAATAATATGCTTACTCAGCCCTTGCACATACGTAGATAGTTGCTTAGACAACTCACGATACTGCAACAAAGATTCGATGATTCCAATTGCAGCAGGATCAAACGTATGCTTGAGCATGTCGTTCAACACAGAGTCATCAACAGATACTTGACCTGTCTTAGCTGATACCTTGTCAGGATCTGGTGTGTACTTGATGAATGGTTTGAGAGTGATCTCCTTGTCCATCAGCTTGGTCTTCACCTTACCGTTTTTGTAGAAGCCAACTTCTTCCTTGACCTTGACCTTCTTAGTTCCACCAAAGAAGAACTGTGACCATTGCTTAGGACTGTTAATGTCATCCACCAAACCTGTAGCTAGTGCTTCTAGTTTTAGTTTGACATCAACGTATTCGTTAACAACTTCCAATGTGTAGTTGTCTAGAGCTGGTCGATCAATGTGCAAGCCATTGAACTGCATCTCTGTAGTTGCATGTAGAGCTTCCATCTGAGTCTCAATGAGAGTCAGTTGTCCTTGATCTACAGCACGTTGCCATTGCTTCTTAGCAATAGCTACGGTATTAGTAACATCCTGTTCCAAGTAAGGAATCAGTTCCTCTGGAGGGATCTTGTCAGAACCAAAGCCTGCTTTGAAGTAAGCTTTGATTGTGTCGTCCTTGACTGGCAATCCATACTTGATAGATAGTTCGTCAAGGCTAGACCACTTAGTCTGTTGAGCACTGAGGATGTACTCTGCTAACTGTGTGTCCCAGATCTTGTGCTCTTGAAACCTTTCTTTCAGCTTGGGATTTTTGTACGCATACATCAAATCAAAAGCAAAGTTGTGGCCACAGAAAACAATCTCTGGTTTAACGTCAGACATGATGTCAACCATGTCTTCTTCTTTGTATGTTGTGTATGGAAGGGGTGCTCCATCAATATACATACCCCAAGCAACAACTCTGTTGTCTGGGTGCATAGGGTGAGCTAGTCCCACATCTTCATTGGCATTGAGAGTTGTCTCAACGTCGATAGCTACAAATGTTGGCATCGTGGTCATGGTTTTCCACGGTCCTTTCTTAATTAAAACGGGGTGTCTTCTTTAGACATTGTGATAACTCCACCATATTCATTGCCATACAAGATGGCTTGGAATACGCAGATCCTATCCACCTTGGTCATCACGTTCAGGAACTTGCATACGTGTGTTGCAAGCATGAATTTCTTATAAAACTCCTCGTCATCAGTAACAATAAAATTCATTGATCCGTTTCTTAACGAAACAAAACCAACTGGGTAAGATGCTTTGGTATCACCATCTCGTGTAAAGCCTACCTCGATACAGTCACCAATCAAGGTTTCCAAATCATCGGTAAGCAACAACACATCTTCATCTGTATCTGTAGGTGGAGGTGAGCAAGTGATCCTACTGCCAACGTACTCCATCTTCACAACCTTATCTAAGAACGGATTCATAGGTAGCTCTCCTTTTTCTTTGCTGTACTTATCCCAGTCGTGAGACACATAGTCCCAAGGGGAAGCTCCAGTTAATGCTGGTGAATCTTTAACAGCAGTCCAAGTAGTTGGTGGAGAAACAGTTGACCAAAACAAATCGTCATACTCTTTTGCAATCTTTGCATCCATAGCTTTACGATCTGCATCTGTAGATGTGCTCGACAGATACGTGTACGCATCAGATCTAGGATCTTTCCAAGTTGTTGCACTTAGCCTTGCAGCTTCAGCCGTGTACTTGGGGTGTCGCTTTGCCATTTCTTTTCCTTTCTCACTTGCTGCAAGTCTTAAATGTTTGCACACACTTTCTGGTAAATCTTCCATGTGCTCTTGAGTGAACTGCATTTGTCTGCCATCTGGCAAAGCAAATGTAGTTACACCTGTAACCACATCTGTGTGGTTTGGGTACATCAACCTAGGATCAGATGAACTACTCATACCTTGCTCTGATTGGATCAATGGTTACAAGGAACTGACCATGACGATCAGACTCTACTTGCTTAGTGCCACCACCTGGCAGCTTGTTCTTAGGAACATTGATGGTGCGAATCATTTCTTCTTCTGGCGATTTGGGGTCTTTGTATTTCCCAATTGTGATAACAACATCCGCTTCACCTGGTTTGTCCGTCTTACTTCCACGGAGAGCATCCATGCCGATAAACGGAGGGTCCTTAAGATCGACAACCGAAGCACTGAGCTGAGAAGCCGCAATGACAGGACCATAATTGCGAGCCAGCTCCCTTGCCCACTTGTAGATTTTTCCGAGCTTGAGGTCTTCACGTTCATCTCCTTTGTTAAATCCATCTACTTTGTCAAGCTGGTCAAAGATAATTAAACCTGGGTTAACTTCTCTGAACAGTGTCTCAAGGTCACGCACATTGTTCATGTCCTTAGTAACACGTATCTTGTCTTTGTTGCCACCCATCAGTGTTGCGTAGTCAAGCATTGCTTGTTTAGAGTCAGCAATGATCTCCTTGCTTTCTTTACCAAGTGCTGCTTGAACAATACGAAAGAACACAACAGAAGATTCTTCTTCGTTGTTGACCCACACAACTGGTCTGTCCTTTGGTAGTTGCTGTGCAAGATAACTGACCTCGCTTGCTAAGAACGTTGTCTTGCCTACCTCTACACGAGCAGCAACAATAACAAAGTTGCCTGTCCTAAGAGGACCAAGAGAACGATTGAGTGCATCCAGTCTCCACTCATAGCCAGAACTAGTGATTCGATCAGCAATAACACTGAGGTCAGCAGTAACAAATAACTCATCTTTCTCAATGTATCTCTCCACATCTTTCAATGCGTTGGTTGCTAGTATGTGAACGTGCTCTAAGTCACTCTCACCTTCTTTAACTTTCTCGCACTCTTCCATGATCTGAGCCAAGTAATCCAACTCGATAAGAGTCTTCACTACTTCTTCATGTGCATGGTGTGGAACAAACGACTTAGCTTTAGTAAGCGTCATGCGAAGCTTCACAATGGAATCATCGGTCAATCGTTTGCTTTGGTCTGCAATAAGAAATGCAGAAAAACTATCCCAACTAAAGTCAGTGACTCCTGGGAAAGTCTTGTAGTACTTGTCCATCCCATCAAGGATAGTGTTTGTCTCTTTGACTACTACATGTGGCTTGATGTAGCGTCTGTACTTTGCTAGGTTCTCTTTGCTTTGACTGCAAAGATAGAGAACGTCATAGTCCATTTACTTCCTTTAGATAAGGATGCTTGCCAGTTCTGCTGGTGTGCATTCCTTGGGTTCTTTGTCGCAGCCATAGATGGCTACCATTGTTGTTGTTGGTAAAAAGTAGTTGAGTTTCTTGTATGCTTTCTTTGCTCCTTGTATTCCTGCTTCATCAGGGTCTAACCAAATGACCACAGCTTCAAAGACGAGATCATGTATCTGCATCAATGTCCTGTCAGACAAAGATGTTCTTAGTAACGCTACAGAGCTGAAGCCTGTGTTCTTGTGTACTCTGTATGCGCTGAGATAGTCTTCTGTTATCACGAGTGTCTTGCTTGCTACGTGGAACCAACCTGGATCACCTTTGTGTTCGTTGTTGATGTAATGTGTTGTGTACTTGGGCATAGCATCAGGAAGCAAGTTCCTTACCTGCCATCCCACTGTTTCCCCTTGTGGGTTGAGTAGTGTCAGGGCAACCTTTGACTTTTCGCTTACAACTCCACTAAATAATTTATCTTCTGTGCTGCAGTAGTTGTTATGCAGCCACACTTTGCCCTCTGTTGTGAGTGCTGCGAGTATTGGTTTGTTGCTTCGCATTGCTGCTGGCGCAGTTGCTTTCTGTGTCCATGTGGATAGTCTGGCATCGTTGTCTTTGACAAAGCCTGATTGGTTGCAGTGATGGCAATACGCTAACAGACCTTTGTCTGTACGCTTGATGTCAAATCTGCGCTTCTTGTCCTCACCTGCTTCCCCGCCTTGGTGATTGACATGTA